CAATCAGAGCAAGACAAGATGGTTCCGATAGATACCTCGGGTGATCCTGTCGAAATAGAAGTAAAAGAAGATGATAAGAAAGAAAATGATGTTCAGGTCGAACAAGAAGATCAACCTGAAGTATCAGTACAAGAAGAGAAAAAAGATGAAGAATTAGAAGAATATTCTCAATCTGTAAAAAGACGTATTGATAAACTTACACGTAAAATGCGTGAAGCTGAAAGACGTGAACAAGCTGCAATTGAGTACGCAAAAAAGATACAAGCAGAGAACAAAAATTTACAAGCTACATCTATAAACACTTCACGTGAAAGAGTATCGTCAGATGAAGCAAGTATTAATTCTACTGAAACATTATTAAAAACAGCTTTGAAACAAGCAATGGAAGCTGGAGATGTAGAAAAACAAGTTGAAGCTCAAGAAAAAATGGGCCAATTAGCTATAGAAAAAGAAAGATTACGAATTAGAAAAAATAGACTTGAGCAGCAATCTGCACAAGAAGAAAAGCCTGAAGTTGAAGATGCTATTAAAATGGCTGATCCACAAGCACAACCAGCCCCAGATCCTAAAGCTCAAGAATGGGCTGCAGACAATAAATGGTTTGGAACTGACAAAGCTATGACGTATACTGCGATGTCTTTTCACGACGAATTAGTT